ATAACTACTCACGATGTAAATGCAACTGGATCTGTAACAGTAGGATCTACCGTAATTAAATTGATAGACGATTCTTCATTGTCAGTTGGCACATTAGGAGATTCTGGACGAGTTTATAATATTGTATCTGGATCAATTACAAATGGAGTATTTAATTCAGCAGCGCCTATATATTACGGATTAGCATATCCAGACCATGGAGTATTAGTATTAGATGGCAAAATGCTAGATGGACAACTAGGTTTCGCAACTAATACAAGTGGTAGTACATCTGCAGGTGCTGAAGGTAACAATCATTTCTTATTGTATCATTCAATATCTGGATCAGGTGCATTATCTAATCAATTCTTAGCAAGAAATTCAGAAAAAATTACTAGCACGCATTATTTCGTAAGAGTAAAAAATGCAGAATATAATTTTTCAAATAATCCATCATATGTAACTGGCAGTGTTGGTCAAATTTCGCAAACTACATTTGTTGGCGATCCTAAAACGTATATAACTACGGTTGGATTGTACAATGATAGCAGAGAATTATTAGCAGTTGCTAAATTAAGCAAACCATTATTAAAATCATTCCAAAGAGAAGCGTTGATTAGAGTTAAGTTAGATTTCTAAAACAATCAATGATTTAAGCCCTGTTATATTTATTATAAATGTAGCAGGGTTTTTACTATCATGACAGATACAAATAGTATAGATATATATCAAGGAATTAATCCAACTGTTTTTAAAAAAGTGGATCCTAGCGACGTATCTAGCAATCCGTTTCAAACTTTCAAATTATGGACGTTTTATTCTGGCAGTGCGACTTCAAGTTGTTTGCCATTGATTGGTATTTATTCCGATCCAAATAATCTTCCACCAATAGATTCGGATATTATATATAATAGTGCATCTAATATTGACGGAAGTTTAAAATCCGTAACTTATTTTTCTGTTAATCATCTTTTTTATAAAAATAAATTTGAACCATATAATACTTTTGGACCAAATAATTTAAATCGAACTTCAAAATATTTGTATGAAACGGCTTCAATATTATCTATACCTAATATACGAGTTGGAGAAGGAATAAAACCCGCATCTTTTACATTTACTGGCAGTGTAAATTTAGCTTCGGATATGTATGGAAATGTAATAGAAACTGCATTTAATACGGCATCTATTATTGCAAATACGCAGTATTACGAAGGTTTTAATGAATATTTTGATACGACAAGAATTTTATACAATTCTCAAAATATTACATATCAAGCCGGCGTTACTACAACAACCGGTGCTACTTCTTCTATAGGATTAGCTGCTAAATTCAATGGTAATGGTTACATACAAGATAATTTAACAGGTCAATATGATCGAAGTACAGATTATAGTATTTCATTTTTTATATCAGGTGCTAATTCTACTATTAACAATCAATTAATTTTAACCAAAGCTTCTAGTAGTATAACACCAAAATATCCATTTAAAATAGAATTAAGTGGTAGCAATCAATTAGTTTTTTCTGCAGCTGGCAGCACTACATTTAAAACTCAAATAACTTCTTCTACAGCAGTTACTGCATCTTGGTATCATGTAGTTTGTCAAAAAACCGGAAGTAGTTTACAAATGTACATTAATGGTACATTACAGTCCACTGTTAGTAGTACATTGTTAACAATACCAAATAATCCATTTACATCATCTGCTAGAATCGATAACAACCATCCTATATATATCGGTGGATATTCCACAACATCTAATAATTTGCAAGGATCGTTAGATGAAATTCGCATATATAACAAAGCTTTATCTGCTACTCAAATCGGTTATTTAGCAGACCGTACAGAAGGAGGTACTATGTTACAAACTAATAAAGTTGGTAACGTATTTTCTAAACAAGGTATGATTGTAATATCTAGTCCAGATTATCGTTATGATAACATATTGAACGCGTCATATACTTCTAGTTATCGTAGCACATTGTCAATGTATGAATTAGGCGTTGTTACTCGTATTGATGCTGGAGATTTTAATTTGTCGTTGAACCCTAGTTTATTAATGGATGATGATGTTACGTATCAAACATTTGCGAGTTCTAGTGCGTTTGCTCCTTATATAACTACAATTGGATTGTATAATGATTATGGACAATTGTTAGCAATTGCTAAATTGGCACAGCCTATTAAAAAACGAGATGACGTTGACATGAATTTTTTCATACGTCTCGATATTGATAAAAACATTTTACCAGGATAACGCATGATACGTTTAAAACATTTATTACGAGAAATGTCAGATTCTGACATAAAACGTTGTTTGCAAAAAATTCAAAACAAACAATTCAAAATTATTGGCCAAGGCGATAATGGTCGAGTTTATGAAATTGACGGAGAAGACAAAGTATTTAAAATCACTAAAGAACAAGATGAATATGAAGTAGCGGATGTTATTGCGAATCGTTACACTGAATTTACTACGTTTATTCCTGTGTATTATGTTGATGGCAAAAACATGTACATCATGGCAAATGCAACAGAATTACCAAATCAAATAAAACGAGAAATAGATTTTTTTATGCAAGACTTTGCCGTATTTGCACGTGGCGAAGGTGGTGAAGTTTCCATATTTGATTTTCTAGATGAAACAGATTCGATCGATCCTAAGCTAGATAATTTTTTAAATGCACTAAAAAACGATGTTAACAAAATAGGTATTCCAGAATTTGATTTAGATTTGGATTTTCGATCTGATAACATCATGATGTGGAACGGAAATTTAGTATTAGTTGATTGGTAAATATTTATTATATATGAAAAAGAATCTATTAGAACACATCATAAGAACAATGCTTTTTGAGCAAAGCGAAGTTACTCCAATTGAATACGATCCAGAAGATATTCCGGTAAAAATTACATTGATGAATGGTGCTGATAAAACAACTGAAAGATCGGAATATGAAGATGCGGGAGCAGTATATGGATTTGATGTAAAAGTTATTGCAAAAAAATTCAAACCAAAACAAGAACCCGGTGCTAACAAACAAAAATCTAAATTACCAAAAGAACGTGCTTCTGAAGATGTTTTATTTAAATCTATTAATGATACGTTAAAACAACCACAATTTGCTAAAGTGGCGAGTATTTTAAACTCAACTGGTATGTACGCATTGATAAGTGGCGATTATCGACCGTCTGCTAGAGTTTTTTCTTTTAGATGTTGGGTATTCGATGCTGATTTTTTCGACGCAAAATGGAATTTGCCATTTCTTCCAGTTACTAAAACTACAGGAGGAAAAGATCCCGAAACTGGTTTAAAAATTATAGATACTGGATTAGAAGATATAGTTACTGTTTATGCAGGATTAACAAAAGAACGTCTAGGAAACGCAGCTATTATGAAATTCGAAGACGGAAAATGGTATGCTGAAACGAGTTTATTAGATTTAGGATTAAATCAAAAAAATGCAGATCCGAAAGGATTAAAACAATACGAAGAATGGTATAATAAATTAAGAAAAATTAATGGTACATTACCAACGGTAGATTTTAAATTTACTGATATTAGCAAATTACCTGAAGCACCTGTTGAAACTCCTTATGAATATACACCGGCCGAAAAACAATATTACGTCGACATCGACGGTAAAGATGTTGCAATACCTAGTAAATTAGAAAATGAAGAAATAATAATACGTTTTACATTATTAGCAGATAATTTATTAAAGAAATTTGAAAAAACGTTTTTATTTACAGGAGACATACTAGATGATAAATATGAACAAGGTATAATTCAATATATAGGTTCTGTAACAGATCCAATTACGATGAATAAATTATTTATTGGAACGATACAAGGTATAAGTTATAATTACGCTACCGACGAATTACAATTAATATATCGTTTTTGGCAAGGAACGATTACTGATTTTAAATTTTGGGAAGAAGGTGGAGGCATAATGAAAGATTACTTAGTATCGGGTGATGTAGAAAATGGAGTTTTTGTAGATTCAGCAACGATAACGAAGACGAATGGAAAAACTAATACTTGGAAAGAATATATAGATTGGGAAAAATCTAACTAGAATAAATATAAAATAGTTATGGCAAAAAATCATTGGCACAGTTCTGGAAGTACTAAACGAGCAGCTGCATATAAATACGGTTATAAATCAGGATTAGAACATGTTGTAGCTGAACAAATAAAAACAGCTGATTATCCTTTGAAATATGAAACTGAAACATTAAAATATATAGTACCAGAGCGTCAAGCAAAATATACTCCAGATTTTGTATTCGTTAAACGCAACGGAGAATTAATGTTTATTGAAACTAAAGGACGTTGGACAAGTGCTGATCGTTTAAAAATGAAACATGTATTAGCATCTAATCCTAACATTGATATTCGCATGGTTTTTCAAACTCCTACACAAAAAATATCAAAAAGCAGCAAAACTACATATGAAGCTTATGCTACAAAACTAGGTATAAAACATGTAGCAAAAAAAGAAATTCCTGCAGAATGGTTAGCAGAATGTTTGAAAAATGGCGAAGATGTTATCGATGTTAAGAAATTTTTTGCATAAAGATTTGAAATGTGAAAAATTTTTAATACATTAATGAATATTGATACATTAATTATAATGATTGATTCAGAATTGAATCGATCGTTAGACCAGAAATGTAATGTATGTGTCTAACCAATATTATTAATTATATTATATTAATATATTAATTGGAATATTACTATAATATTCTTATATTATAAGTAATGAAAAACATTAAATTATTGCAATTATTAGAATCAGTATTAGGTAAAGGTAAATCTACATCTGGTGATAATATTGCATTCTTTTCTCCGTTTGTTTCTCATTATAAGCCTAAATTAGAAATCAACATCAATACAACTTCCGAAGGCGAAAATGCTTGGCATTGTTGGATATCTGATAAAAAAGGACGTAGCATTGCTTCGTTGTTCAAACAATTAAATTTACCAAAAGAAAAGTTCGAACAATTATCTCGCGTAATTGAATCTGTAAAATATAGAAACGTTGCTTCCGTAGAAACGAAAACAGAAACAATACAATTGCCAACAGAATATAAACCGTTATGGATTCCAAAAAATACTCCGGATTATAGAAATGCAATGCATTACTTAAAAAATAGAAACGTTACTATATTTGATATTTTAAAATACAGAATTGGATATTGCGATTCTGGAGAATATTCTGGAAAAATAATTATTCCAAGTTATGATTGTAACGGACAATTGAATTATTTTGTAAGCCGAGCTTTTTATAAAGCGGATCAACAAAAACATAAGAATCCTAAAATATCCAAAGATATCATTGGATTTGATTTAACTATTAATTGGTCTCAACCAATAATATTATGTGAAGGCTCATTTGATGCAATTGCAATTAAACGCAATGCAATTCCTTTGTTTGGGAAAATCATTCAAATGAATCTACAAAAGAAAATCATACAAGAACGAGTACGAGACATTTATATTTGTTTGGATGCTGATGCTTTGAAGAATGCAATTAGT